TCTACATAGTCTTGGCGTAAAGTCAGTTCATTATCTTGTTGGAGTGCACCAAACGCTGATTGAAACTCAGTGTTTATGCGATTCTCCATTTGAGTCATCATGAGTTGCTCTTTTGCAGACTCAGCTTCTTGCTGATACTGTTGCAATAGCTCACGCAACTTTTCAGACTCACCCTTCTCTTCTTGCTTGGGTTGAAGTGTCTGTTGGATTAGCGAAAAAGCATCATCCAATGACTCAACGTTGTTTCCCAGTAATTCAGAGAACTTTCCTACAACATCCTTTTCGACCTTACTTTTTCCTTCGTTGTATGCGCCACGAAAGAACTTGTCCTTATCGAACTCTGGTTGTTGTGTTTGTACGGTGTTTTGTGAGGTTGTCTCCTCTAGTGTTGAATCAGGAGCTTCAACTTGCTCTATGTTTTGTTCGCTCATAATGTGATTATAAGTTAATTATTGCTCGCTTTGTGTTTCAATACCAACTTGTGCTTGGCGTTGAAGTTCTTCTTGTGGAAGAATATCTACTAAATTCCTTAGGTCAGTAGCCGTTTTGGGCATACCATACTCATCAAAATGTTGCATTACCTCTTCAATATCCTCTTGAGGCATAGAACGTTTGCGCATATATTCCGCAGTTAGCTTCTTGATGAGAGGTAGAGACATGGCATGATACTGCATACCTTCGGTAATGTCTTGGAATATCTCATCCGCACTAGACAAGTCATAATGCTTCGAATAGGTTACACCGTATCCCTCGTAGTCCTCGTCACGAACCTTAGCCATTCTTCTTAAAACCTGCATCTCTATCATTTCCATGTCCATCGCTGTAGACGCTAATAACCCTTGTTCCTCTACGTTATCAAATCTCTTAGCAGAGCCAGACACATTACTCTGAACAGTGGACTTGTCCCGAACCTGAGCCATAGAGAAGATGAGCGACATCAAATCACCAAAAATTACATCTCTAAGGTGCTGAAGACCCTGCATATCTGCTTGGTACAACATATTACTAGGTATTTGCTGGTCATCAGGAATAATGATTGCCATACCTACACCTTCTTTTATGGTACGTGAATCATATTGGTCATCATCAGCGACGCCAGCTAGAGACCGCACAATGGAATCTGTGAGAACAGGAATAGGATGCCCAAACAGTTCAGAACCCTTCTTCAGGTCATAAAACAACTCAGAAGAGGCTAGGTACATACCCTTTAGAGAATATCTACGGGGTTTACCTACAATGAACGAACTGTTAGCATCCGTCTGACCCTTGAGTAGCGTGGCTGGAACCTCTCCGAATGGATTGGGTATTTCCAGAGTCTTTTGTTTCTTCCCGTTCTCTTCTATGTACACGCAGATGTACTCAGGCGTGTAGGCAGTCCACTTATGCTTCTTAACGTTATCTAGGTCGTAATACATTTGACGAGTAACAAGCAACGTGAGAGCGCCTTGCTTCACTTGAAAGTTCCATATTTCGTGAGGGCGCACAACAAAGTTATAGGGTACTACGTTGCCGTCTGTGTCGGTAACAGGGTTTCCGTTACCATCTATCATAAGGTCGGTAACTACTGCGCCAAATCCCAAAACCTCTTTTACGAAGAGAACCTTGTCTCGGTAAAACTCAGTGATGGAACACCCTGCATCATCAAAATTCGTTTCCTTCCACTTCCAAAAATCTTTGTTTTCAGGGTACATTCTGTTGACGTTGTTCTCGTCATAAATACGCTGCTGGGCTGAGAAGAACTTTTGCTCTAGCGGAAACAGCTTCATTCTGGATAAACGCTCTCTGTACTCCTCATCCGATTCTATACTGCTCTGGTCAATGATATAGGACTTATCAGAAAACACGGTGCTAGAAATGGCTGTGTACTCGTCATACTCCGCTTGAAACCAACTGTTCATCATTTTAGCTCGGTCAAGAACCACGCTATAATACGGGTGACGAGTTTCTTTCATTACGATGTCTTCGACAGCGTCTTTGGATACGGAATATAACTTTGAGGTGTCTATCATTACCATTTTACTTTGTTAGCCCAGTACGCAGCAGACATTTTACCTTTGGCTATGTTCTTAGCGTGTCTAGCCTTGAAGGACATACGTCTAGCTTTCTGAGCCTTTGTTTTTGGGTTTTTACCTGCACCAGAAACGCCTTGCTGACCAAAGCGTATCACTTTTACCTTGTTACCCTCTTTGGCAACGACCACATGAGACTTAGTAGGATGATTAGGGGTGCGCTTAGGCTTGTTATAGCCACTCACTCCATATCTTTTCAGTTTTGGATTCATGGTATCAAAAATATACGTATATTCCATAAAGATTCAATACTAAAGTAAGGTATTGAATTTTACAGTAATTCAGCCATAAGTTTGACGCAATCATGGCAAACACTCCAGCAAAACCAGCCCTATACAGCCGAGTAAAAGCTGCGGCTAAACGTAAGTTCAAGATATTTCCTAGTGCGTATGCTTCTGCGTGGATAGTAAAGGAATACAAGAAAAGGGGTGGAACGTACAAAGGAGCTAAGTCAGGCACAACGGGGGTAGCCCGATGGATGAAAGAGAAATGGAAGACCCAAGACGGTCAGGCTTGTGGCTCTGCTAAGTTTAAAGGCGTTAAGAAGTGTCGACCCACCGTTAAGGTTAGCTCTAAGACCCCAGTAACGTGGCAAGAACTACGTAAGCGTGGCGAGGGCAAGAAGGCAGTGCGTGAAAAGAGACGTGTCGGAATGGGTAATCGAGCTAAAGCTATAAAAAGAAGCTAGCGGAGCACATACATAGGGGAGGCGGAGCCTCTTTCGTTACGCCAGATGGCGTAATCAGTCGCATCAGACATATGCCCCCTATCCCCATTGTCGATTTTTAGCCCTTTATCGTTTACAATGGAGTACATATAGTCTTTTATGACGTGTTCGCAGCGTGTGTTGACCAATAAACGTCTTTCTCCATTGGTTCCAGCGTAAATTACGTTGTTTACTTTGTCTACACGAACTTTTCGCTTCGGATTTTGGATGTCTAGCTCGTTTTTATACGAAATGTCGTTTTCATCGAACACTTCTCGCACATAATCCCAATCATTTTTGCCTACACGACCATAATTACCACTTTTTTGGTTGGAAGTGTTGTCTCCAGCCAATAAAACCTTCGAAATACCCCATTTTCTTAGTAATTCTACTGCTTTTAGGGCTTGCTCAGTGGTCAGTGCCTCTTTGGAGAAGATTTCATCGAAAATAAGGTACTGCTTAAGACCATTACGAGCTCTTTTAACTTGGAGAAGAGCCCAACAATGAGGAGACCTGTTGAAATCAGCACAAAGCCAGACAGGATGCCCACTATCGTAATCCAGAGCCGTAAGATTCCCATCAGGGTAGTGGTTGTAGCCGTCAAAGTGTTTATAAGCCTTTCTCGTTGGGTCATCTGTTTCCTCGCTCATTTCGTACCCCAATTTATACGACAGAAAGTCCATCGCTTCTTCTTGGAGTAGCCGTTGTTTACTGTGATTGGTTTCCCATAGGGCTATTTCCCATACCTTATCGGGTTCTCTCATATTCTACTAAATAATGTTTGCATGACAGCTCCACCTTCAATGAAATAGACGGGCACACCGACATCGTCACCCTCCGCTATTAAGGACATCGCACCTGAATGGTGCTGGTGTAGTGTTTTAAGGTCGTATGTCAGGATAGCCCATCCATTCTTTCCGCATTGCTTTATAATTTCGTGTACTGCCTTAGAACTTTGGTTTTTAGCTAATATCTCCCATTTCTGACCAACAAGTTCAGCCTCTATCATCTCTAAGAAGTCGTCCATCTTTGCTTTTATGTAGTCTATCTCATCTTGTTCTACGTTCACCCCAAAACGAGCGTACATTATTACTTTAGCTTTCTTCATCGTGTCTCACTATGTTTTTAAGTTCTTTGGCTAGTACCTTGGGGATAGCATACCACTCACCCCTTACGTGATTATCTTTTAGTTGCTGGTGAAGCATACGCTCGTATTTACCTACGTTATTTGTGCGCTTGACCCAAACAATTTTTACCTCAAATGGGTTGCCCGTTTGTATTGATTGAAGCCGCTTACGAATACCATAGGACGTTACTCCTATCTTATAAAAACCTTCACATTCAACGCAGTACACCATCCCTCTAAATACCTTGTAGGTATATTTTTTCTTTTCTGTTTCTCTTCGTGATTTGTTTCTACACTTACTACAACGAGACCTGTGACCATCGGAAGCGTGATTGTCTCTGTTAAACTCAGATAACGGCTTAGAGATATGACACGTATTACACACTTTACTTTTCAAAGTTGTTCCACTCCTCTACTTTGTACCCCGTCTTATCTTCTTTTACGGAGATTTGAAGTACGTTAAAGATACCCGACTTCATGAGCCTGCTGTTAGCGTCATTAGGATGATATGGCGTGCACACACTTAAAACAATACCTTTGTCGTGTACACGCTTAATCCATGTGTTGGATACCTTGTTCCATACCGTTTCCCTACGAGCGGTGGATATACGGTCTTCGTCGTTGCACACGTCATCAAGAATCAGCACTCCAGCACGCTGTCCTGTGGTTTGAGTCAATACTGCATACGCCTCATAGGTAGGGTTGCCCGTGCGGTTACGGCTTTTAACAATGATACGCTGCGTAGACCCCGTGTCCGTTCTATCAAACTCAACAGGATTAAAGTTGTGCTCTCTGCACCAGTACCTATACATATCACTCTGAAAGAGGGCACGTAGAGACAGTATTCTTTTGGTAGAGATGCCACCGTCCGCAGATACAATTAACGTTTCCAGCTCGTGCTTTCTCGTGGTCATGTAGGCAGACAACCCAATAGGAACTTGTTGGGACTTACCCGTGTTATAGGGCGCTCTAATCAACCCATTAAGACGAGCGTTCTTGGATAGGGCTTGCTGCTCCCAATCATAGATACCCTTCTGCATCGTGTGATGAATTTCAGCTTGGGTAACCTTAAAACCGTCTTGGTCAGCTAAACAGTTTTCAATAAAAGAATTACGCAGGTCTAACGAGTCAGGGGGTGGCTCGTGTCCTACTATGTTGACCAATAAGTCTGACCAATTATTCTTTTTCTGTTTTTGGCTCATACGCTCGTTTGCACAGTGTGCACTGCACCTTACAACGCTTACCAGTGGCTACGTGACCAACGCACTTAAAGTTATTTGAGTTTGAGTCTTTCATTCTCCTTCTCCAAAAATTCAACTTTAATCCTTAACGCAGATACTTCCTCTGTCAGCTTTAATATTTGACTTCGCAACTCATCCTTTTCATCGGATGACTCTTCCAATAAGTTCTCAAGGTTACGCACCCTGTTCTTCAGGTCGTCCCTGTACTGAACAGTGTCGCTATTATTGGCTTCGTTCTGTTTTTGCTCAGCTTTAATCTTAAGCCTAGCTTCAAAGAACTTCCAGACCCCAGCGGAGCCCAGTACGGTTGCGAGCGTAATAACAATTTGTGTGATGTTATCCATTACTGTTTTTATATATTTTTTCTCTCGATAGTCTGGACATACTACCGAAAGCTGCGATTATAAATAGAAGCCACCCGTAGTGTGTTGGACTAGGGAAGCCTATGGTTACTAGATACATAACTGCTGAAGCGGAGTACACTCCAAGACAAATCATAGAGGCTCGCACTCTACAATTTATCTCATCAGAAGCCACACAAATCATTTGATGAATACCCGAAATAGCAGGTATCAAAGAAAGAAATAATCCCGTTCCCACCTCCATGCTCAACGCAAACGGAACAATAAAGATATTAGCCAGCGCAAGAGTAATCTCTGTTGGTTGATTGTCAGAGTACATCCATACTTGACGCAGGCGTAATAGCTTCATCTTCATCAGGAACACGTTGAGTTGAAAATTGTCGATGGGGCTGTCGTTAAGGAGTTACAGGATGCGCCTAAGATAAAACACCCTATAAACTCGGTCAATACCACAATGCACATCGGTACTAACTTTTTCATAAAACCTCGTAGTCCGCTTCGATTGCTTCCATCCTATGAGCAAACTCTTTTAGCTGGTCTAATTCCAAGAAGTCCTGAAGCACCTGAAGGGTCTGCTCTCTTAGCTTGTTCTTATACTCAATAATAATGGTCGGCTCATTACTCAGCTCTTTGCGGACATCATGCAAATCCTTCATTATTTTACTCAAGTCCTTCGGGTGAATCTCATCTAGGTCAGGATGGTTCTCTAAGAGCGTGGTTATCTTAATCAGCATAAACTCAACTTTAGCCGACATCTTCTCTTTTCTCTCCTCAAGCGTTCCAATGAACTGAAGAGTGTTACGGTACTGCTCAAGGTCTTTTAGGAGCTCTGGGTCGAATTTTGAGCGTGTGACGACATCCTTAGCTTGCTCCCTTATCATTATCTCTTCATCAAGGTTCTTTCTCTGAGCCTTCCAGTTGTAAATGGCTTGCCTTGACACGCCCCACTTCTCGGCAACCTTTGACACATTGCCCATCACCTCAATCTCCCTAAGCATAGCCACCTTTTCCTCAGGGCTAAACTCGT